CAAAAGCATGAATATTCCGATTATGCAGGCTGCGTCTTTCATGCCTTATCCCTCGATGTAGGCGCGGAAGGTAACGGCATCCAGTAATCCGCCGTGTCTATGCCATAAAATGCGCCCGTTCTGGTCATCCATCCGCTATCGTCTTTTGCCGCAATAACTGGATAATTCAACGGGATAACATTCAGGATTACATACTTGCCAATCACAGTTATATATTCAAGGTTTGAAAGGCAGTTATTCTGCTTGTCGCCATCTATGTGATTTGTGACCATTCCATCCGGTCTTGGCCCAATAAACGCAAGCATTACCAAAGAATGAACCTTCAGAGAGTTATTCTTTCCATCTTTACGTAGGGTGATTCTCCTATATCCAGAACTATCAATCTTAAACTTTCGATTATTCTTCTTCTTGTGGTGCCGTATATTTCCGAGGTTGGAAACCTCAAACGTTTCATATTCCGGTACACTTCTCCACTCTTCCTCCATCACACACCCGCTTTCTCGGCTGCTGCGAGGGCTGTATCTGCACAATGCTTAACCGCGCCTATGCCGTTCGGTCTACCGCAAGTACAGCTTGAGGGGGCATCGCACATGCCTGACACACGTTCCAGCGCCACCTTCATCTCGGCAGCAACGGCGCGGAGTTTCTCCACTTCCTCGTCACGGGTCACAGCGATATTCCGTAAGGTACTGCACTCGCGCTTACATGCATCCCTCTCCGCGACAACGGCGGTGTAGAGGTCGGCATGGTAATATTTACCGCTCTCATGCGCATGTACGGGGTCAACTGACTCTGTTCGCCATAATCTGTGATAGCCTTTGTAGGCCCAAATCTCATCCGGCATGTGGTTATCTTCGGTCATTCTTCTCTCCTTCCCGGTGGGGGTTATTGTTCGGTTGTTAGGTGTTTTTCAATGTAATCGCGGTTCTGCGTAAACACTGGTATTTCATTATCCAGTCTGTCACCATAAGCGCATCCGCCGCGCTTAAATCTTGTCTGGTAATCGTTCCAATTTATACCTTTTTGGAAAAGTAATTCTTGCGCCTGATCTGTACTCACGCCATGTAGCTGTTTGTCCGAATAAACAGACTGCGCTGCCATACTGATAGAATTTCGTGTAGCATCCTGTTGCCGCCATATAAAATAATTACAGACCTCGCGCTCCGGCAGAACAAACACCCGACTATCAAAATACGCCTTCTTTCCAAACTTCTCAGAAAACGCTTGTGCTGCGATACAGGCAGAAATTGAAACCATTTTGTTAATATTGCCGCCAAACCATTGCTGGCTATCAAACTTGTTATAATCAACCAGAAGGATGCTGATTTCATCGCTCTGAGTATAAGCAATTCTGGCGTTCTGGATTTCATCAACCAAAGCATTAGCCGCATAGTCCATTGCATCGGCTAATTGCTGGTCAAAAGGACGTTCACAGGTGCGCGTAAGAGTATGAAACGCCTTGCCGTCAACCCGAATAATTACAGGCATACGCGGCATGATAAACGGCCTGTAAACGTGTTCGTATGCTTTCATCCGGTCGTCAATATTCATTTCTCTCTCCTCATGCCCGCAGGCGTTGTTAATGGTCGGACGGGGTCCCGGCTCATGAAACCAGAACTCTGCGCAGTATCCCGTCCGGGTGTGGCCTGCAACACAGGCCACGCCGGGAGGGGCTTACTCCATATTCACTGTACCATCGCCGCCGTCATGCATCTGGCGGTCATATACCGATCCAGCCTTCAATTCCTTCGGCCAATCCGCGCATTCGCCGCGATTATCAAACTCGCAGACATGCCGGGACCGCTTCATGATCTCCGCCTGCTGCTCAATCGTGTACATCTTCGGCGGCTTCCAATCGCGGTACTTATCCTGATCAGACCCGACGCAAGCCTGTATCCATTCGCGCTTACAGTCGTGCCCCTTTGGTAACTCCGCAGACCATGCTGCGTTAATCAGCGCCATAGCCCAGACGATTGCAGCGGCAAGCCAGATTATGCGGGTAAGTCTACGCAGTTTTCGATTATCATCGAAGTTTTTCAGTAGATCCCTCTCGGCCTTTCTTAGATAGTCATAGTCAATCATTACTTCACCTCAATATCGTATTCAGGGGCGCGGGTGAGGGTATTGTCACCAAAGCTCCGCAGCGCCTGCGGGTGCGCGTGATCACCCATGCTAAAAAGCATATCGCCATCTTTGTTCGTGAAACAGTAATAGACGCGTTGCTCTTCGCCTTCCCTCGTTCCAATGAAGGTAAACGCCATGCCCGGCTTCACGTCATCCCAGTCGAACGGGGCGTGGGTGCGGGATATGACGGGGCATCTTCTAAGGTGATTGGGACCAGATTGATCATTCATGTATTTGGCTATTTCATCCGTTATTTTGATCGTCACAAAATCTCCAGCTTTATACTTACTCACAGCATCCCCACTTCCAGCCTATAATCCGCAGGCGCTACATATCCAAGATCGCGAACAACACTCACATCATCCGGCAATACGCTGTCAATCTGACGGTATGCGTTGTAATACGCACCAGCATGAAACGCGGCGAATACAACAGCGGCATAAACGTATGTCCGGATACGTGCATAAAACGGCCTAGGCGCTCTATGCCAGATTTTAAATTCATCTCCTACCATTTCTTTAGCTCCTCAGCTATGTCTAGTGTTCTGTTACCGTAAAATGTCGCCAGTCTCTGCAATTCAGCAATCAACCACTGGCATTCTGTCTCGCCTGAAGCGTATCGTCGCATTGTACGCGGATTAACGCTGACATCACGGGCTAGCCGGGATTTCCATTCGTCACCGTATATAATCGTTGCAATCTTCTTCAGTTTTTTAGGTGTCAACTTCATGATGTATTTATGCCCTAGATTTAGGGTCATGTAACCCCCTTACGATAGAAAGAACGATTGTTTCAAGATTAAAAACATAATCTGTTAGCTCGTTAATATAACCCACCAGTTCGTCATGGCGTTCTTCTGGCGTGGGTTGGGTGAGGTCGTAAAATTTCATTTTCTCTCCTATCTGCTTGTATAATAATCAAACCGACCTTCGTCATACGTGTCTTTTTCCACGTATACTCTAGCCGTATGTTCACGACGGTAAATCTCGTTACCATCTTCGTTGTATCCGACGATAACAACGTCATCCTTCCACTGACCGTATTCGTGATCCTCTGAAAGTTTTAATTCCATGTCTTCTTCAAACCAGTCCAGAGCTTCTTCTGGCGTGTTGCCGATTTCATCGTATGACTTGCCTTTGTACTCGATACAAAAGAATGCTTTCGCCATTTCTGCCTCGCGGTTTTTCTCAAGAATGTATTCGTCTATGAATGTCATTTTCTTTCCTTTCCGGGACTGAGGGGTTGCCGTTCGACATACCGCAACCCCTCGCCTTCCCATGCTACTGAGAAACTTTTCCGCGTGCTTTTGCTATGACCGAGCGGATACCCTCAAGGGCTAGCTTTTTTAAAGCCCGGTTTTCATCACGGCTTTTAGCGTTTGTCATGGTCGCGGTGTAGAAACTATCAAATTGCACTTCCGCCAGAATTAAAGCCTCCAGCAACTCAGGCGCGGCGGCGATTAGGCGGGCGTTGGCTTCTTCATCCCATTTATTGCGATAAGGCAAAGACCCACACGATGCCACTAAGTGCCCATCTGCGCCATTAACCGCTGTTTTACCTTCGTGTAATACCCAAGGCCCCGGCGTGTGTTGTGTCATCATTTTCTCCTGTAGCATGTTTAACGTCTATGTCCTCAATCCAGGGCATATCAGGACGCAAAGCAATAGGCTGGCAAGAAATATTATTGCTATTTTTGGATAATCGAATAACGCTCTGTATCGACGATTACATACCGATCATCGATCATCGCAAATCCGCCAAGGGAATTTGTCGCTTTAATCGCTCTGGATAGCAGTTCATCCCGGACAGGATGGGGTTTTCTTGTCGCAGGGGGTAGTTTTACATCGTTTTTGTGTTTCATGGTCTTTCTTTCATGGTAAATTAACTTATGCGCCGTGCTGCTAAAATCGACTTAAACCAGCCTGAGATTGTATCGGCTTTACGCTCCGTAGGGTGTTCTGTTCAATTGCTTCATTCCGTTGGTCAGGGATGCCCTGATTTACTGGTGGGAATATCCGGCGAGAATGCCCTGATGGAAGTCAAAAGCGATACCGGGGGACTAACAGAACCACAGATCATATGGCACAGGTCGTGGAACGGTACGGTTCATATTGTCCGGTCTATTGACGATGCGCTGGCGATTGTGAACGAAGTCAGAAAGCGACTGATTAACCAAAAGCTTTCTTAATTCACTCACGGCGATTTTGCATTTCGGTTTATCGTCAAGATAATCAATGATTTCATTCAGCGTGATTACGTCCATAATCTTTCCCCTTTTTCGTTACTTCGATACCACAAGCGCGGCCTTTCATAACAGTGATAAAACCCCTATCGGCAAGCCTTTCAACCGCACCCCATGCGCCAGATACTGACTTCATGTTAAGGTCTTGCGCAATCGCCCGGTAAGTAGGGGATCGGTCACAAGATAGGATATATAGCAAGACTTCATGCTGTCTTTTTGTCAGGTTCATCTTCAAGCCCCCAATGGTCAGGTAATGGTAAGTTAATGTTTAACTGTGATCCGAGCGCATAAACCATATCTATATACTCGGTGAATTGTTTCTTGTTCAGGCTAGTCGTCGAGATCGGTTCAATCAATTCATGGCCATCGACGAATGATTTTTTTACGCCAAGAAATCTAACCTTTAGAATGCGGTGCAGATCGTCTGGACTATTTCCAAGCTCTTTTGCCAACACCCCGACAAGCATCCAGTAAAGCGAGTTCTGCGGGTTGCTGCGCTTGGTTTCTTTGATCGTTACAGTCATGCCACGGCTGGCTTGTATGGCCTGCATACAATTGGCGATTACTGCATCGTTTTTAAGTATGAACTGCATTCTCTCTCCTATATCTACAGACAATCAAAACGCATTCTTCAAACAGTCCGGAGTTATTCCACAAGTCAGTCGCAAGCTTTTTAACCCGTTCGATATCCCGATGGAATTTCACCTCTCCGATCTGGTGCTGTCTATGATGGCATTCATGACACATCGGTATTGTCCAGCAGTCTGAAGGCTTCATTCCCGCTCCTCCATCCGTCCCCTTGCGAATGTGGCAAGCCTGAGAACCAGACCGACCACAAACGCAACAGGGAAGCGTTCTGATAAACGCTAGATGGATTTTATCCCTTACCAAGGTATGGAGTCTCCGTCATCAGAAGGCTTATCATCACGGCCAGCAGGCGTGTTATCCATTACAGGTTTATTTTGACCTTTCTCGGTAACAGCCATATTAAACCAAGCGTTTCCGTTTTTGTCTTCTTTCCGCCATGCGGATACCCAGTATGACTTTCCATCAATCAGAGCTTCGCCCTTCATATCGGGATGCGTGTTTTTCTCTTTTTTGTAGTTCTTAAAGATTGACCCGGTATTGGGTTTTTGTTCGTATGCCATTTAAAATCCTTTCATACGTTTGTAGATTTTTCTCACTGTTTCAACATCATCCCGGCAATATGCCGCGATCCTGTCAAATTCCTTCGCTTGCCATGCTGGATAAACGTCTTTTCCATCCATCCCCTTTTTGCCCTCAAGCCCTAACGCCTTTGCAAGCTTGTCTTGAGAGATCATATTTTTACTATCCCACTGCACCATTGTGTCATATGGGTTTTCATCCCATGGCTTGGCGTGAAACGGGATAAAACTTGGTGGTTTAATACCGAGAATAATCGACCTGTGTCGCAATACCCTCATGTCAAAGCCCGATATATTGTGACCAATAAACACTGTGCCGAATTGATATTCTCGGATAGCATTATAAAATCCGGTTATCGCTTCATCCTCTTTCGTGTGATCTTCAACCGTAAAGCTTTGCGCCGGCTCGTCATTAATCGCGTAACCAATGCAAACAATATGGTTCATAGCACCATCAAACGAGGTTTTTGCCATCGCTTCGTCAATAGCCGCCCCGCTTTCCTCCAGTATCCATTTTTCAATGGTTTCCTGTTTTTTCATTGTCGCCGGGGGTTTTACAGTTTCGGAAACGTGCTTCTTAACCCAGTCCAACTGCGAAGGGATCGTTTCAAGATCAAGATAAATCTCTGTCATGACTACCCCGCATTCAATGGGTTAAGGCGTGTCATGGCCGCGTTAATCTCATCCTGAAGCCATGTGACTTGTTTAAGGTTCAGGTCTTTCATTCCTTCCCTTACCTTCGGCAACTGTTGCCATTCGGTAACGTGTTGAATGTCGTTCAATGCCTCAAGTTCGCGTCTGCATGTTTCCAGAAACTCGACTTGCGGGGGTTTGGGTTTCGGCTCTTCTTTCGGCTTTGGCTTGCTCTCTGGCTTTGGTTTTTCCTCTTTTCCGCTGGCCGCGTTTCCGTCATCATCGTCGTCACAGACTAATCCCAGAAGCGTCACAAGGTTTTGCCTGCGGTGGTATGTAATAGCCGCGCCATATCCCTGTGGATCATTCTTTGCAGGATTAATCGGCAAACAGCTTGTAAGCAATTCACCAGATGCCGGGTAAAACAGGGTTGTTTCTAGGCAGTCCCTTCCATCTTTCTGGACAACGCTATTCAGCACAACAAAACCGTGCTTTGTTACCAGTTCTTTAATCGTACCCCATACCGCAGGAAGATCGGCGTATTTTGATTTATAAAACGGATTGTTTGCCGTCTTTAAAATCATTGGCGCCTCCGCCTGAAATGCCGCTAGAGCATTATAAATCGATTTTTCCATTCATCTTTCCTTTCAGTCTTCTGCAAAATTCTAACTGCAATCTGTCATATACAAACTTCTGGCTATAACACTGAATGCCGTTTCTGGATTTCTGATAAATCCTTTCATCCAGTCTGCGGCTTATTGTGTCTAGCTGTTCCCATGTGTATCGTTGCAAGTTCATGAAATAGGAATAGAACAAAAAAAGTATAAAGTAAATACAAAAATTCTATTTACATTCTTTTTTTTACGTGTACGGTTTAGACAAAGGAGAAAAACATGGACTACATGGAATTTTTAAAATCCAAGGCACGGATTGATGTACCTACTGGAATACCAAACCCGCCGGAATTAAATCAAAACCTGTTCGATTTTCAGCATGACATTGTGAATTGGGCCTGTAAGCGCGGCAGGGCTGCGTTGTTTGCTGGTACTGGTCTGGGTAAGTCACTCATGGAACTGTCATGGGCGCAGTCTCTACATGATGCAGAAAAGGTTAGAACGGTTATATTCACCCCGCTGGCAGTAGCGGCGCAGATGAAGCGTGAGGCCAATAAATTCGGCATTGAATGTGAACACGTATCGTCATCGGATGAAAGCGATTGCCCTATCCTGATAACGAATTATCAAAAGCTAGACCATTTTGATATGTCTAAATTCAAGGGCGTTGTATTGGATGAAAGTTCTATTCTGAAAAACCAATCAGGACACTATCGGACAAAGCTTATTGATATCTGTAAGTCAATTCCATACCGACTCGCTGCAACGGCAACTCCCAGCCCGAACGATTACATGGAACTAGGAAACCATTCTGAGTTTGCCGGGATCATGTCTTACACTGACATGCTTTCGACATTCTTCGTTCACGACGCGGCGAAGACACAAGAATGGCGATTAAAGGGCCATGCAGAAGATGAATTCTGGAAGTGGATGGCTTCATGGTCTGTCATGCTTTCTAATCCTTCTGATCTTGGTTATGACGGATCGAAATATAATCTGCCTGAACTGCATCAGATACAGCATACAGTCGGCGCAAAGTATGAAGCCAATATTGAAACCGGACTTTTATTTCCGTTAGAAGCTCAATCTATGTCAGAGCGTTTAGGCGCAAGACGTGCGACTATCGAGGATAGGGTTAATAAAGCTGCTGAAATCGTAGCAGAAAAGCCATATGACGCTTGGGTTGTATGGTGCAATCTAAATGACGAAAGTGCAATGCTGGCCAATAAAATCCCCGGCGCTGTTGAGATTGTCGGGTCTATGCACGAAGACAAGAAAGAGGATATTCTTGAACAATTCGCAAACGGAAATATCCGGGTTCTTATCAGCAAGCCATCATTAACCGGATTCGGAATGAACTGGCAGCACTGTAACAATACTTGCTTTGTCGGATTGAATGACAGTTTTGAGCAAGTGTTTCAGGCTATACGCCGTTTCTGGCGTTTCGGCCAGACAAAAGAAGTCTATGCACATTTCATTGCTTCAGAGCTTGAGGGCGCAGTCGTTGCCAATATCAAGCGCAAAGAGATGCAATGTGAACATATGATGCGCCAGATGGTCAAACATATGGCGGATTTAAACGCAGTAAATATCAGAGGCGCGGCCCGAGATACATTAACTTACATACCAACGCAGAAAGTGGAGATACCATCATGGATTTAAAAGCAGTCAATCAAGTAGTCACCAATCAATACGCGATTTATGAAGGGGACAGTTGCGAGCTTATGCCTGCAATTCCCGACAATAGCATTGGGTTTTCTATCCATTCCCCGCCGTTTGAGGGTCTTTATAAGTTTAGCAATTCAGACCGTGACGTAAGCAATTCAGAGGGCCAACAATTCTATGACCATTACGGGTTTATTATTTCCGATTTGTTTCGCATGACAAAGCCCGGACGATTGGCAGCGGTTCATTGTATGCAGCTTCCTACCAGTATCACGCGGGATGGTTTTATCGGTATGCGTGACTTTAGGGGAGAGGTTATTCGTAACTTTATAGATCGTGGATGGATATTCCATTCCGAAGTATGTATCTGGAAAGATCCCGTTGTTGCCCAGCAGCGCACAAAGTCAATCCGCCTGCTTCATAAGCAGATGGAAAAAGACAGCACGATTAGCGGTCAAGGATTAGCGGATTATATAGTTATTTTCCGCAAACCGGGAAAGAACGAAGAACCAGTACAAGGTAAGCTGGAATATTATATCGGGGAAGGAAACGCACCTGAGCCGGTGGAAAGCAGACTGAAGCGCCAATCAATCGAGGACGCCAAACGCTGGTATTCAATCGAGGTTTGGCAACGTTATGCTTCACCAGTATGGACGGATATTAACCAAAGCCGGACGCTTCAATACCGCAGCGCAAGAGACGAAAAAGACGAGCAACATATCAGCCCGTTGCAGCTGGACGTTATTGAGCGCTGCATTCACCTTTGGAGCAATCCGGGCGATATAGTCTTTACCCCGTTTATGGGTATTGGAAGCGAGGTTTTCGGCGCGGTTGAAATGGGACGTAAGGGTATTGGCATTGAACTGAAGGCCAGTTACTTCCGGCAGGCCGTAAAAAACCTTGAGCATGTAAAACAACGAGGGGATGATCTTCTCAGTAAGGCTGTTTAACCGTTTAAAAACCTGATATATACTAACCGTGAGGGCTTATATCGGATTGATCCCCGATAGACAGCCAAATCCCCGTGGTTGCCCTCGCACCCTTCTTTACTGGGGATTTTTGTGGGAGATTTTATGTTTAAGATCAAAGACTGGTCATCATTTCAATCGTATAAAGACCGCAATCCGCCGTGGATAAGGCTGCATAAAAGCCTTTTAGATAATTTCCAATTTCAGAAAATGTCAGTCGAGGCAAGGGCTTTATTACCCATGCTCTGGCTTCTCTCCGCCGAGGATGAAAATCCCGTATCAGGAATGTTACGGATTGGTTACGAGGAAATTGCATTCAGGTTACGGACTGATCCCAAAGCCGTAAAAATAGCGATTGATGAAATAATTCGTCACGGTTTTATCGAAAGAGCAGAAACGGAAAATAACGATCTTTTTAATGATAAAACAACAAGTTACGGAACCGTTACGGAACCGTTACGGAATTGTCACTCAGAGACAGAGACAGAGACAGAGACAGAGACAGAATATAAACCCGCTCGGCGGAGCGGTGTATTAAAACCGGATGACGTTTCCGATCAGGTATGGGATGATTTTATTTCTCACCGGAGGGCAAAAAAGGCCAAGGCCACAGAAACCGCGCTGGAAGGCATACGCCGGGAAGCCGTCAAAGCCGGATGGTCGATGGACGCGGCCCTGAGAGAAATCTGCATGAGGGGGTGGCAGGGGTTTAAATCCGAATGGGTTGAAAAGCTGAAGTCAGAAACCACGGATGGAAAATCATGGGAATGGGTACTCGCCCCAGAAGGGTATGCATCGGTGAACATGGTCACCATGAACGGAAAGAACTGGATCAAGAAACCGAAGGGAATGCAATGATGAACCTGAAACGCGAAATCAACAAAATCCTGAAGAACTACGGCGTTTCATGGGTTCAAGTAAAATCTCAACGCCGTGAATGGCAACTTGTCGAATGCAGGAAAGACATAGTCCGACTGTTACGGCAACACGACCCCAAAAAATGGTCATACCCGGCAATCGGCAGACTGATGGACCGGGACCATACCAGCATCATGCACCTTGCATCCGATGCCCGGAGAGAAAAACAAAACGCAGCAGCCAAAAAACGACACCGGGAAAGGCGCATGAAAGAAATCGGTTTCTGCCCGGTAAATTTAAACGCTGGTACGCACGAATTGAATATAGAACGATAAAACATACCGGGTTTTGATAATCGCATAGCGCCCCCTTTAAAATCGAAATACGAGGATCACATATGGAAACAGATAAACGCAGCAAGACTATTGCGACAACGTTAGAATTATTGTACTATGCAGTATGAAAATAGAAAAAATATCTATGGAAATCATTTAAATGGCTAAAGGCGGTAAACAGCCCGGGGCAGGTCGGCCAAAGGGCAAACCCAATAAGGCAACGACAGAAGCTCGCGAAGCTATAGCTCGTTTCGTTGACGGCAACGCTGATAGATTGCAGGGATGGCTAGACCAGATCGCACTAGAAAGCCCTGAGAAAGCGTTTAATGCCGTAAAAGACCTTTTGGAATACCACGTTCCAAAGCTTGCCCGGACAGAGCTGCAAAACCTCGACAAAGACGGCAAGCCTGCTGATGCCGGGTTTAATATCAATATTTGTCATGTGAAGGCTGATGCCAAAACAGATTGACGTTAAGATACCAGACAAGATAGCGCAGATATTCTCATGCCCGGCTGACTATCGAGGGGCATATGGTGGAAGGGGTGCCGCAAAGACGATTGCCTTCGCAAACATGGCGATTATCGACATTATGCGATTATCCGACAGGCCGTGGCGGTTTCTCTGTGGCCGTGAATTACAAAAATCTCTAAAAGACAGTGTATTTAGCGTTATTGAAAGCCAGATAAAGGCGCTGGGCGTAGAAGGCGCATTCGATATCGGCAAGGAATATATACGCTGCAAGAACGGTAACGAGTTTCTATTTTACGGACTACGTACAAATATCGCTGAAGTGAAGGGCCTTCATGGGGTTCGCAGGACGTGGTTAGAAGAAGCCCAGAAAGTTAGTCAATCATCACTAACCTATCTAATTCCTACCGTTATGAGGGACTTCCCCGACTGTGAACTATGGGCTTCATGGAATCCGGATGACGAAGACGACCCAATCCAGAAAATGTTTGTCACTGATGCTGATCAGAGCTTTCGGGTTGCAAAGGTAAATTGGTACGACAATCCATTTTTTCCAGAGAGCTTGAACAAGGTCAGGTTAAGGGACAAGAAGAACAATCCCGGTGCATATGACTGGATATGGGAAGGCAACTTCAACAGTAATGCTGAGGGTGCGGTCTATGGCAAGTGGATCAATGCCATGACTAACGCGGGCCGGATGGTTGAAGGCATATATGATCCTGAATTACCTATATATACCGCATGGGATCTAGGCTATTCAGACGATACGGCGATATGGTGGTTTCAGATTGCAGGGTTAGAGATACGCCTGATTGATTATTACGAAAACAATCGTGAGGATATACAGCACTATATCGAGCAACTATTCGGGCGCGAGATTATCGTCGAGCAATACGGCAATCACGGCAAGATCGTCAAATGGACGCATGGCAACACTATACCGGAAGCAGAACACCGCCAGAAATACAAATATGCAAAGCACTTTGTCCCTCATGACGCGGCAAACAAACTATTGCAGGCCGGGGGACGGTCTATCATCCAGCAGGGTCATGAACTAGGCGTAATGATGAATGTTGTCGCGGCAACCAGTCAACAAAACCAGATACAGGCCGCAAGGACGACGCTTGATAAATGCTGGGCCGATCCCGTCCGATGCAAGGATGGACTACGCGCATTACGCAAGTATGCGTTTATTTATGACGAAGACCGGGCGAAATGGTCAGACAAGCCCGATCATAACGGATATAGTCATGGGGCCGACGCATTCGAGATTATTGCGCAAGTCTGGAAATCTGATATTATGGCTGAGGAAAGAAAAAAACCGCGCTTTTTGGAAGATTTAACCGCAAAAGAAGTGTTTTTTCCAGACTTACCAGTGCAAAGGGGTTATGACCGGATATGATCGAACAAGAAAAGTCTAATACCGTTGCCTTCTGGTGCAGTCAGATTGACTGGTATGAAAAAGAATTTTCAACATGGGAAAAGCGCTCTAAAAAGATCATTAAGCGTTATAAGGATGAGCGCAGCGACGCTGAACAGGGTAGATCACAATTTAATATTCTCTGGTCAAACGTACAGACATTAGCCCCTGCCGCTTATAACAAGCCCCCCGTACCGAATATTGATAGACGTTTTCAGGATGATGATAAGCTGGGTACTGTTGCATCCCAGATACTCGAGCGTTGCGTATCGTACTATGTCGATGCTGATAATTTCGATGACATTATGAAACAATCTGTGCTTGACAGGCTATTGCCGGGGCGTGGGACAGGCTGGGTAAGGTATGTCCCGAATTTCAAGGATGCTAATATCCAAGGCAGCGAAGAAGTTCAGGCTGAAGGGGCGCAGGCAACTGACGATCAGGTCATAGGCGAAGAGGTTGAACAGGAGCTATATTCAGAGGACGTGGTCGCTGATTATGTTCACTGGTGCGACTTTGGACATACATATGCCAGAACATGGCAGGAAGTCCGGGCGGTATGGCGCAAGGTGCTTATGAGCCGCAGGGAGTTGATTGAACGCTTTGGCGAGGAAATTGGTAAAGCCGTTCCGATGGATAGCGGCAAGAAAGAGGATAAGTTACCAGAAGACCAGAAACGCGCTTCTGTTTATGAAATATGGGACAAGACCAGCAAGAAAGCATACTGGATTAACAAGGACTACAAAGACCCGCTGGATGAACGCGAAGACCCGCTGAAGCTTAAAGGCTTTTTCCCTTGTCCAAAACCGCTTTATGCCACGATTGCCAATGATGGCCTGATACCGACGCCTGATTACATTCAATATCAGGATCAGGCTAAAGAGCTTGACGATATGACGGCCAGAATTAACGCGCTGGTTAAATGCGTTAAGGCCGTGGGCGTCTATGATGCCAGTGCACAGGGTATCCAGCGCATGATGGCAGAAGGCGTAGAGAATACGCTTATTCCGGTTGAACAATGGGCGGTTCACGCTGATAAAGGCGGTCTTAAGGGAACAATTGAGTTTATGCCGATTGCCGATGTCGTCGCGGCTCTTTCGTCACTGTACGAGGCGCGGGAGAGAGCAAAGCAAGACCTATACGAGATCACGGGTATTTCAGACATTATTCGCGGGGCTTCAAACCCGAATGAAACTCTGGGAGCGCAAGAGCTTAAAGGTAAATACGCTGGTCTTCGTATGGAAAATATCCAGAAAGACGTCGCTAGATACAGCCGCGATTTTGTTCGCATGTTTGCGGAGATTATTGCGGAGAACTTCAGTATTGAAACGATTAAGCAGTTATCAGGCTTCAAGCTTCTGACCGCGCAAGAAAAGGCCATGATTGAACAGAAAATGCAAATGGCTGCACAGTCAGGGCAGCAAGCACCGTTGCCTGATGATATTGCCGAGATGATGGATAATCCGACTTGGGAAGAAGTTGAGGGGCTTATTCGCAATGAAACCGCCCGTTGTTTCCGTATTGATATTGAAACAGACAGCACGATTAAGGTTGATCAGGAAGCGGAAAAAGCAGCCCGTACTGAGTTTCTGAGCGCAGTAGGGGCATTTATGCAGCAGGCCGTTGTGATGCCGCCTGATTTGCAGCCTCTATTAATGCAAATGCTTATGTTTGGTATTCGTGGGTTTAAGGTCAGCCGTGAAATTGAAAGCACGTTTGACATTGCCCTTAATAAAATCAGGCAACAGGCAGAAAATCCACAACCGCAGCCAGATCCAGCACAAGTTGAAGCCGACGCAAAGGCGCAATCTGAAAACGCCCGTACTCAGTTAGAGGGTGCCAAGATGCAACAGGAAGGTCAATTTAAACAGGCCGAATTGCAGTTAAAACAGCAGGAAATCGGGCTGAAGCAGGCAGAACTTCAACTGAAACAACAAGACATGGAATACAGATATGGCCTTGAAAATAAGAAGGTTGATGCTGATTTGGTTAAGTCGCGGATTGACGCGAAAACAAAAGTATCGCCTGACGTTGCAATGTCTGACACAGATATGAACGATAGTGAGGTCACTCCTATGGCAGCGATGATGTCACAGCTTGCTGATACACTAACACAAGGACTGGCAGCGATTGCACAAATACAGGCGCAGGGTAATCAGGCGGTAGTCGAGGCTATTCAAAACCCGCCAGTTCGTGAGGTTATACGTGATGCAAGCGGCAAGATTGCGGGGGTAAAATGATCTCTATAAAAAACGGCACAGCTACGTATGACACCCCTCTGCGTGAATACGTCGCGCAGATTGGCGATGCAGTCGTGCGGGCGAAGACGCTAGACGGGTTTCGTCTGGTTGTGGCGATGACCGAAGAAGATGTTGCCTTGCTGGAAGATTACAGGCGTGAACAAGAGGACGCACGATAATGGCCATTACCGATCTATCTGAACTGATCAACCTTCGCACAAGCGCCAGCGCCGAAGATATCTGGGTTGGTATTGATGGACGGGTCGGTGCGTCTGCTGCGACGGCTCCGGTGGCTGGCCGTTATGTTTCGCTCTGGCAGTACAATAAAACAAGAGGCGGATCGGGCGCGGCACCATCGACGGCGAGGGCGCTGACGAGAACCACACAGGGCGCTTTGGCGCAGAACGCTGTCGGTGGCGGGGCAACTAAATACCTGACCGGGGCTGTTGCTGTCTGCAACACGGCTGGGTCTGTTCTGGTCTATGACAGACTTGTCGATAGCGGAGGATTGTCTGGCACTGTAACAACGGCACAAACCACAAACCTCCCGACCTCGACACTTCCGAGATATACGGACGGTTTGGGTAACTTCATTTTTTTAGAGATTACGGGCATCATCGGCACAACCGCGACAACTGCGACAATCTCTTACAAAGACACGAACGGCGACACAAGAACGACGCCAGCTTTTGCGATTGGCGGCACTGGCCTACGGGAAGCACAGAGATTCATCCGCGTCCCTCTTGACGACGCGTACGCGAATTTAGGCGTCACCACGATTGAGAACCTCGACCTTGTGGCCAGCACGACAACCGCTGGCGGTATCGCCGTGGGTATCGGCCATGAGATAGCCTTACTGCCGACCCCCGGCGCAGGCGGGTGTCAGCCGATGGATTTTATCAGCGGTGCGCAAATACTGCCGGAAATTGGCGACGACTGTATCGCCTTTGCCTTCCAAGGACCATTAACGTCAGTTCCTATACTCGACATAGGGCTGTTTTTCTGTGAGAAGTCCTGATGACAGTTTCAGATTACGCCACATATGAAACGCTGAAGGCGAACGCAGAACTGGTGCAGACCAGTTTCGTTAACGGGTCTTCTATTTTCGCGGCGACGGCGCTGGGTTCTAACTACGGAACAACACACCCGACTTCCGGCACACCTTCAACTGCTGCGACATACGACAACACTTCCACATTTCTGAGGATCAGGCCAGAACTGTCTGGCGCTCGGGCCTCGCTTGGCGTCACCCGCAGGATCGCCACGCTGTCAGCGGCTTCCGGTCAAGCTGGAAACCATGGAACTCCGGGGACCGTTTGGCTTGTCGATCTGCTTGCCGCGTCCGGTGGCTTATCCGGGATCGTCACCGGGGCGCAAACGACAAACCTTCCAACTGCAACACTCACAAGAAATACCGATGGCATAGGCGTCAGAATGGCTGTTGTTGTCCTAAGTCAGATCGGCGGCACTGCTGTCGGGTGTACGGTCAGCTATGATAACGAGAACGGCAGCACGAAGACCAGCCCGACATTCATTATCGGCGGAACCGGCAGACGGGAAAACTCCACGTGGATTGATGTGCCAATAACTGACGGCGATCTAGGTGTTACCAAGGTGAATAATATAAATCTCGCCTCAACTACTGGCACAGCAGGAAACATTGGTGTTTTTCTATACAAGCCAATCGACTGCATCCCGAATAACTTCTACGGAGGGCGTGGTCTGGCGTTTGAATGGGACGCATTCAAAGGCGGCGGCGGTCTTTGCCCTGTATGGCCCGAAACCGGGTGTGTGATCGTGAAACAATCGCAGTCTTCTGCGAGCAACTACACGTCACTATCTCTCCGACTGATCGAGGATGACGTATGACGTGGGGCGGCTCCGGTCCATTTCTATTCGACGGGGCAGCTGTAGAGGTCGGGTTTCTGCCGGTTGAGGGAATTACTCCACCGCCGAGCGTTTTTATTGGCCCGTGGATTGTGTATAATAATATCGTTATAGGTGACAAAATGAAAAAGAACGTAGCAGGGCAGAAAATAGGGGCGCAGATAATAACGGCTTCTGATGGAAGCGCGTTCACAGGATCTGTTACGGTATATGTTACAGGCGATGGCGGAACTCAAGGGGCCGGATCTGGAACAGTAACCCATGAAGGGAACGGATACCACGGATACGCCCCAACACAAGCAGAAACAAACTATGATCACATAGCCTTTACTTTTACCGGAACAGGTGCAGTATCCGCCACTATTCAGGTTTTTACAGACTTCCCACAAACTGGCGATAATTATGCCCGCCTTGGCGCTCCTGACGGTGCCAGCGTTTCCGCTGATATTGCTGCGGTAAAAACCCAGACCGCTGCGATTGAAACCGATACGCAGGATATTCAATCCCGCATTCCTGCCGCGCTGGTATCTGGCCGGATGGATTCAAGTGTCGGGGCAATGGCAGAGAATACACTGACAGCCTCGGCGCTGGCAGCGGATGCAGTGACGGAAATTCAAAGCGGGTTGGCTACTGCTGTGGCACTAACAACGGTTGATACCGTAGTTGACGCAATTAAGGCAAAAACAGACAATCTTACATTCACTGTCGCCGGACAGGTAGATGCGAATACAGAGAGCATGAATGGCGCTGAAATACTTGGTGACGGATCAAGCGGCAATCTGTGGCGGGGAGCTTAATGGCGGCATTTTCGTCATTATCGTTTAGTACATCGTCTTTTAGTGACCAGTCTTTCGATTTTGGCGCTGCACCAGCACCTCAAGTAACCGGAGGTCATTTTGGTGAGGACTACAGAAAAAGACTTGAACGACTTGAGCGAATTACCCGGACAAAGGAAATTACAGCCCCGGTTATCGAGGCCGCTCAGGAAGTCATTGAAGCCGTTCCTGATATACAAACACCGCAGCTTGAGATAATAGCGAAGTCTCCAGAGGCCATAAATCTGATCGATTATGAAGCCCTGTCTCTCGAAATTCAGGCTATTCAAGACTATTTATCCAGCCTTTCGATGTATAGTGATTTGGTTTATGATCAAATGAATGAACTCGATGACGAATTGGCAATATTGTTGATGGTGAACTAATGGCACATTATTATGAATGTTGTGGATGCAGGGTAAAATTTACTGTCGAGGATACGGAAGACTATAATCATGATCCTGCGACAAGAGAATGTATAGACTGCGGCCAAATCGGAGGGATTTTGTATCACGGGTATTCTGGATATGCTCCGGGATATATCAGCGACACACTCAACAATACGTTAAACCCAGCAACCGGAAAAAGATACGACAGCAAGGCAAAGTATTATGCCGATTTGAAGGCAACTGGTCATGTTATTGTCGAGGGCGGAATGCAGACAGGAAAAAGACAACAGCGCGGTGATTATGACGTTCACAGGGAACTAAAAGAGGCCGCGCAAAAGCATGGGTTGATATCATGAGCAATCAAAGCGATAAGCAGGCCAGTATTAGAGCCGTAACTAGCACGACAAACACATATGAAGGTGACTGGCACGCGCTTTTTGACCTTCATTCGATTGATGCCGGGACATTTAATGAACGACTTCTAGCGTGGATTAACGCTAAATTAGCAGCTTCTCATACTAACCTTATTGATGCACAGCAAGCCCTAGCGGATGCTAATGGCGTAGCGAATTGGGATAGTATGGGTACTTTTGACGCAACCGCACCATAGAAAGAGCCAAATATGACTACCGAAAAGAGCCTGAGAGAACAACTTGAAGAAGCATACACAGACGTAACAACCGCAGAAGACCCGGCAGAGAATGAAATTAGTGACGTTTCCGATGTTGTCGAAGAAGGCCCGGCAAGAGATGAAGCCGGTAAATTTACGAAAAAAGAAGAACCCGCAGGAACGCCGGAATTAAATCCTCAAGAGCATGAAGTAGTCGCCCCTGCCCTCGAGGCCCCGCAGGCTTGGACTGGCCCCATGAAAGAGAAATGGTCAACCCTTGCGCCTGACGTACAGGCAGAAATCCTGCGCCGTGAGAACGATATTCATAAGATGGTAACCTCTAAAGAGGGTGAGCTTCGCCTTGGGCGTGAAATGAAGGACGTAATAAATCCTTACATGCCGATTATTGCGGCAGAGGGAGGAAATCCTGTTACGGCTGTTCAATCATTGCTGAATACCGCTTATCAGCTTCGGACGGGGACGCCACAACAAAAAGTGGCCCTCATTCACCAGATTGCAGAGACATATGGCGTCGATCTGGGGCAAGCAGGAAACCAGCAAGCTGCGCCGGATAATTACATTCAGTCGCTTCATAATGAAATCGCCCAGCTTAAACAAACTCTAAATCCTGATGCGATTATGTCACGCTTGCAAGAAAAGCAAGAGAGTGATAGAATTCAGGCTGAAGTTAATGCCTTCGCTGCAAATCCGGCGAATAAACACTATGAACAAGTGAAAGCCTTTATGGCTCCATTGCTTGCTTCAGGACAGGCCAAGGATTTGCAAGAGGCTTACGACATGGCTTGTTACGCGAATCCGCAGATACGCTCCACGCTGCTCCAAGAGCAAGACGCCGAAAGGCAGGCGAAGCGAAAGGCGGAATTGACAGCGAAAAAACAGGCCGCAGTATCAGTTACGGGCAGTCCATCCGCAAACGCCGGAAACGCTAAATCCCCAGAAAGAACACTTAGAGAAGAATTGCAGGCTAATTTAGCCGCGATTACAGGCTCTAAAATCTAGGGAAGCGCGGTGCCTCCCTAGCAACCAGTTAGGGAGGCCACAATGGCAAATCCATCGTCTACAATGACGGAGATTGTAACCACTACACTCCGTAACCGCACAGGCAAGCTGGCGGATAACGTCTCTGAAAACAACGCGCTTCTGATGCGACTGAAGAAAAAAGGCAAGGTTAAGCCTGTTTCTGGTGGCCGTACAATCGTGCAAGAGCTTGAATATGCTGAAAACGGCACATTTAAGCGTTATTCCGGCTATGAAACGCTGGATATTTCTCCGTCTGATGTTTTCACGGGCGCAGAATTTGACTGGAAACAAGCGGCGGTTGCCGTTTCGATCTCTGGTCTTGAAATGCTGCAAAACAGCGGCCCGGAAGCAATTCTGGATCTGCTGGAAAGCCGTATTTCCAACGCTGAAAAAACCCTCGTCAACAATATCGCTGCGGATTGTTATTCGGACGGTACGGCTGACGGCGGTAAACAAATCGGCGGTCTGCAATTGCTGATCGACAGCACCCCATCAACGGGTACAGTTGGCGGCATTGATGCATCTACAACGATTGGTTCTTTCTGGCGTAATATTGCTGGTACAGGTACGGCAGCAACAGCGGCAAATATCCAAACGCTGATGAATGCGGTTGCCCTGCAACTGGTACGCGGTACAGACCGTCCTGATTTGATTGTAGCCGGAACGAACAAATACAAGTTTTATCTGGACAGCCTGCAAGCAATTCAGCGTATTACTTCCGAAGAAATGGCCGGAGCTGGCTTTACATCCCTGAAGTACTTTGGTCACGGCGGCGCTGCTGACGTTGTGCTCGACGGTGGTGTAGGCGGCGCTTGCCCGACAGATAGCATGTTCTTTATCAATACAGACTATCTGTTCTTCCGTCCTCATGCTGACCGTAACTTTGTTCCGCTCGGTGATGATCGTTATGCAACAAACCAAGACGCTATGGTAAAACTGATTGGCTTCGCTGGAAACATGACTGTTTCTAATCGTCGTCTTCAGGGCGTTCTTACTAACTAAGGAGAAAATATCATGGCTCAAACACTTATGGGCGTTGATCTCACAGACGACAGTGCTTCTGCACTGTTTGAACTGGGTACGCGTCACTATGACCCGAATACAGATAAAGAATGGATTTATGTCCAAGCTGATGCTGGCGGGGTTACTGGTGCTGGTTACGTTGTATTGATTGATGAGGCTTATGCGGCTGATATGGTTGATACAACGAACTCTGGAACGGGTTATGGTCAAATTCTGGCTGTATCTCCGATTGCTGTAGCTGCGTCTGGATATTTCTGGGCACAGGTCGGTGGCGTTTGTGTTGTACGAGTGGCGGCTTCTGCTGCTGCTAACGTGCGACTGAATACCACGGCAACGGCTGGTCAGCTTGATGATGACGGCACCGCAGGCGCGGAAGTCGCTGTAAACATCGCTTTGACAACGGCAAATGGCGGCGCTGCTGCAACCGCAGCGGCAGTTCTTATCCCAACTCCGAACGTTGGTGCTACAGTGTAAGAATGAGGGCGGGGATAAAATCCCGCCCCTTTTCTCGGTCGGCTCTACCGAGGGAGATGGGGCTATTAAAAGCCCCGTCTTTCCCCTATAATATCGGTATCCAACCCTAACAAAGGAAACGAGATGACTTTAGTAGAGCCAAAGATTATCCAGCAAGGCCAGAATTATCATGTAAAGCATGGGGACGACACTGGCCTTTATGTCGAATTTCATATGGAACCCGTAGAAAATAAAGAAAAAAGCCTAGAGGCTGGCCGTCCAATCTTTGAAGAAAAAGAATACGTAACAATCAGGATTGCAGGCGATAGCAAGACCGTCCGTGTCCGTCCTGTAAAATATGATTGGGATGCAGGAACACCACCAGATAGCGAGAGATGGCCGCGCCAATATCAGGCGTTTAAAAACCAGCAAACACAGGCTTTAGAAGGGACACCATTGACAGAATGGAGCCTTATCACAAAAGCCGATGCTTTGAGTATCAAAGCCCTTAACATTCATACCGTTGAACAACTTGCGGCGCTGGGTGATAATAATATCAATTGGCTGGGCGGAAGGACTATGCGAGATAAAGCAAAAGCATGGATTGATCAGGCAAAAGACAATTCCGGCATTGCTAAACTGCAAGAAGAAAACCAGCGGCTAAGAAACGATCTGGAAGCGATTAAGAACCAACTTGCGGCGCTGGGCGAAGAAAAGCCTCGCCGTGGCCGTCCACCGAAAGAGGTAAATGATGCCGAGAACGCTACTTGAGTTAATGCAGGCCGCCTGTGATGAAATAGGCATTCCGCAACCGTCAAGTATTATTGGGTCAGTTGATGACCAATCTAGGCAACTCCTTGCTCTTGCAAACCGCGAGGGCAAGGATTTTTCTGTCATGGCGAATAGCCGTGGTGGATGGCAGGCATTGCATAAAGAATATGTATTCCAGACGGAAGTACCCGCAGCGACAACGGGCGACACAACAGCAGGAAGCAAGGTTATTACAAATATTCCGTCAACCGCAGGAATAACGGCAGAGTACTGGTTTGTAACCGGGGACGGTCTGCCGTATCAGGCAAAGGTTGTTAGTGTTGATAGCGGAACGCAAGTAACGCTTGATAGGCCAGTATCGGAAACAGCAACAGGCGCGGCCCTGCAATTCTCGCAGGGTGCTTACGCCATGCCTGCTGATTTCGAGTATTTCGTGCAAAAGACATTCTGGGACGGGACTATGAGATGGGAACTTATGGGTCCTGTTTCAGCACAGGAAAAGAACGTCCTTCGCTATGGTGTTGCAGTATCTGGCCCACGCAGACGTTTTTATATCCGTGATAACCGGATGTTTTTAGATCCCGTTCCTGCAACGGATAACGAAAGTATCGCATTTGATTATTTTTCCAATTATTGGTGTCAGTCCAGCGGCGGAACAGATCAGGCTCGATGGACTGCAGATACAGATACATATCTGCTGGATGAAGACTGCTTCATTCAGGGCATAAAATGGCGTTTCCTACGCTCCAAAGGTATGGATTACGGTCAGGAAAAAATGGATTACGATGCCGATTGTATGCGTGTTCTGGCTCGTGACGGCGGAAACAGGGCATTACCGTTAGGCAATAGACAGACATTGCAGCTTTTGAGTAACGGGAATATACCTGACACGGGATTCGGGCAATGATTAACGAAAAATTATTAGCTGCATACAAGGGGGCGATGCAAGGGGCAACTATGGGGCTTGCTGATGAGGCAACGGGTATGATCGGTTCCGCATACGCAAGAATTATGGCCCCAGAACTTTTTAAGAATGATGGGTATTTTGAAACATATAAGCAGGTTCGGGATATTGATAGAAATGAAAACAAAAAACTTCAGTCAGATAACCCATGGACGTATAACTTGTCAAATATAGCCAGTGGCGTGGCCGTCCCTATTGGGCTGGCTGGTAAGGGTCTTGCGGGCATGATGAAATCTGGCGGAATAGCCGGGGGGGTATCTGGATATGGTTATTCAGAAAAAGAAGACCCCTATAGCATAGCTAAGGACATTGGCATAGGAACAGGATTGGGATTAGGAGCGGGGGCTGTTACTTATGGCTTTGGAAAATTAGCACAAAACCCAAATGTTCAAAGGGTTGTTAAGAATTATATAAAAGACGAGAGCGGAAGCTTTAAGATACCTGATTTTATCAAAAATAAATCAGATGATATAGCGCCTAAAATTTACTCTTATAAGTCATCTAGCGGAAAAACTAAATTTGATATTCCCTATTATTCAGGAGAAGATATAGATGCTTTGTATCCAGAATTATCAAAGAAAATAAAAAAAGAAGTCCCAGAAGGAATAAATCTTATGGGCCTCAAGACAGACAGGTTACCGAATGTATATGAAAAAAAAGCAGTAGAACATGCTATAAATAAGATAAAAATATCTAATGAAAAAAGATTTATCAAGGAAACGCTAAATAAATACCAAGATAAAATATCAAATATTCACAAAAATAAAAATATTAATTTTGAAAATATTGATTTATCAGATTTATCAAAAATCACAAAAATTAAGACTTACAAATCTCCCACATATAACGGTAGGCAAAGTTCAGAATATTATTTAGGAATCTTGCCAGATGGGGAGGCTGCATTTATACGAAAATCAAATCATTGGGGGACATTTTATACAAATATCAAAGACCCAATAGAGGCCGCAAAACAAATGGGAGTTAGTGTAGATGAGGCAAAGGCTATGGCTGATAATTATGGTAGGATTGTCTCAAAGAAACACGACTGGGGCTTGATAGGTGGGAAAAAATCAGGTGAAAAATATCAGAATATATCGCAAGCTGGATATATAAAATTGAAAGATATTCTTAATGATTAATGTATCTGGAAAGCGTGTAGCAAGGACGGCTTCAATCCAAGCCCCTACCGGGGGATTAAATGCTCGTGACGCTATTTCAAATATGAAGGAAACCGAAGCCACGATCATGACAAACTGGTTTCCAACGCCGTCAGATGTGATGGTTAGGAACGGCAGCGCGGATCATGTAACCGGAATTACAGGCGCTGTTGATACCTTGATGGCTTATAATGACGGGGTTATTCAAAAGCTATTTGGTATTGCTTCAGGATCAATCTATGACGTTACCAGTGCTGGAGCCGTGGGCGCTGCGGTTGTATCAGGGCTATCTAATTCACGGTTTCAATATATCAATATGGGTACTGCCGGGGGATATTTCCTTATGGCGGTTAATGGTCAGGACAAGTTGCGCTATTACACGGGCAGCGCGTGGGATGTTGACGGCGGCGGCACCTACTCGATTACGGGCGTAGATACGGCTGACTGTATCCATATTAACAACTTCAAAAACCGTGTTTGGCTGATCGAGAAGGACAGCCTTTCTGCTTGGTATTTGCCTGTTTCAAGCATTGCAGGAGCGGCTGCTGAATTAAATCTGTCAGGTATATTCAAGCTAGGCGGATATCTTGTCGCAATGGCAAACTGGACGATTGATAACGCTGCGGGGGTTGATGATTATGCGGCGTTTATTACGTCTGAGGGGGAATGTGCGGTTTATCAGGGTACAGACCCTTCCAGCGCTAATACATGGGCTTTAAAGGGAACGTTCCGCATTGGAAAGCCTATAGGCCGTAGATGCTTTATAAAAGCTGGGTCTGATGTTCTCTTGCTGACAACGGATGGGGCGTTTCCGCTTTCAAAGTCATTGCTTACAGACAGGTCACAGTCTCAAAATGCCATTACCGATAAAATATCAAACCTGATTAGCGATGATATTAGGTCTTATAAAGAGAATTTCGGATGGCAACCGTTCCTTTATCCTGCCGGGAACAAGATTATTTTGAATATCCCGCAAGTGGAAAGCACAACTTCGTATCAGTACGTTATGAATACCATAACCGGGGCATGGTGTAAGTTCACTGGCTGGAACGCCTTCTGCTTTGAAGAAATAGACGACATTCTTTATTTTGGCGGTGACGGGATTGTAAAGTCCTGTGATACAGGAACCGATGATAGCGGTGACGATATATCAACCGAAGTCCAGCAGGCATATAGTTATTTTGGCAGTCGTGGGACAATGAAACGATTTACTATGGCCCGCACCATATTCTTGGCAGAGGGTGATATTACCCCAGCTATCATTATGAATGTCGATTATGAGAATAAGATACCTCAATACGCAGCGCAGTTTTCCGGGTCTGCTGGGTCTATCTGGGACGTGGCTCCATGGGATACGTCAGATTGGGGATCGGGCGACAATATCATTAAAAAATGGCAGTCAGTCTCGGGTGTAGGATATTCTGGCGGTATTCGGGTAAAAACCGCTACGCAAGGCATTGCGATACGCTGGCAGGCGACAGATATCATATTCGAGGTCGGGGGCGTTTTTTGACGCTTCTTTACGGGGCTGATAAATCCATTTCTGACTGGGTATCAAAAGAGATATTCGGAGTTCCTGGTCAATTCGAAAAATCAAAAGCCATAGGCGTTTTACACGACGGAAAATTAATCGCTGGGGTTGTCTATAACAACATGCTAACCCGGAATGATGGTGATCCGTATTGCATCGAGATGTCCGTTGCCAGTATTGACAAAAGATGGGCAACAAGGCATAATTTAAATGCGTTTTTCAGTTATCCCTTCATCCAGCTCAGGCTGGAAAGAGTTCAAACGCACTGCAAAGCAGATGATGAAGGGGTTATCATGTTCAATAAAAGATTGGGTTTTAAGCCAGAGGGATATCACCGCCAGCTATGGGCTAGCGGTGGCGATGCTATTTCATGGTCTATGCTCCGTCATGAATGTAGGTGGATATAATGGGTAAAAAATCCCCAAAAGCCCCGGCGGCTCCGGACCCAGTGGCAACCGCAGCAGCGCAAACGCAGCAAAATAAAGACACCGCGTATTGGAATGCAGTTCTTAATAACGTCAATCAGGTAACGCCTTATGGAACATTGACATATACGCAAACCGGTGGAGGAAAGACTTATAATGATGCTGGTTATAACGCCGCCATGCAGAATTACAACAATGCGCTTGCCTCTGGTGGTCAAGGTGGTCAGATTACACGTTTCGGAAAACCGACAACGGATTTTAGCTACAAAGACGGCGGATATTGGAATAACGTAACCAATAGAGCCGTCAATCCTGCTCAGGTTATGGCTATGGGCCTATCAGGCGGGGGGTCAAATTATATTGGTACAATGCCTAAACGTGAGGATTTCTATACCGGAGAAACTCCACCTCAATTTACTTCCACGATCAATCTGACGCCTGAACAACAGGCCATTCTTGATACTCAAACAAGATCAGAGCAAGCCCTTGCAACGCTGGGCGAAGAACAATTAGGCCGCATTCGTGGCGCGGTTTCAACGCCTTTTAGCTTCTCCGGCCTGCCGGGTGAGTTTACCGCAGAAGATGCCTCAACCGCAGCGGCGCGTGGCGAAGAAGCCCTTATGTCGCGGCTTAACCCTCAATTTTCCCGCGATGAAGAGGCCCTAAGAACACGGTTAATCAATCAAGGTATTGGTCAGGGGTCTGATGCTTATAACCGTGAAATGGAACGGTTTAACCAAGCGCAAACCGATGCCCGGATGCAGGCTATTCTGCAAGGCGCTAATTATGGCGGTACGATGCAAAATCAGGCGTTGCAGCGCCGGCAACAGGGGATCAACGAGTACACGACACAGCGGAATGCTCCGCTTAACGAATATATCGGTCTTACGTCTGGCGTACAGGTTCAAAACCCACAATTCCAGAATACGGGCTATCAGGGTACCGCTCCGGTTGATTATGCAGGATTGGTTAATAACCAGTATCAGGCGCAATTGGGTCAGTACAACTCAAAAGTGGCAAGCAATAATGCCACTCAGTCTGCGCTTTTTGGCCTTGGCGGGTCTGCTCTCGCGTCTGCCGGCGGCACTGGTGGATGGCTTGCCCTGCTTTCCGATATTAGGGCAAAAGAAAATATTAACAAAATTGGATCAATGCCATCAGGGATTGGGGTCTATGAATATAACTATATCGGGGACAATACCCCGAGAATTGGCGTTATAGCGCAAGAGGTTGAAAAGATTATCCCTGATGCTGTTATTACTGGTGATGATGGGTTTAAGCGCGTTTACTATGAAATGGTGCGGTAAATGACAGCAAGACAAGATAATACGTTCTTTTCTAATAAGCCCAATATCCGCCGTCAGCAGATGATGGCGCAAAGACTTATGGAACAAGGTAAGCAACCACAAAACACTGAAATGGTCAGTGGTTATGCCGTTCAGCAGTCACCCGTTGCTGGTCTAGCAAGAGCCTTAACGCAAGGTCTAGGCGGATACATGGAAGGCCAAGCGACACAAGCTGAAATGGATCGTCAAAAGGCAGCGCGTGAAACAATGGCGCAGGCAATTGATGCATATTCTCGTTCTCAGTCAGGAGGACAAACGCAGCTTGCAGACGGTGAAACAATTAACTGGAATGTTACGCCTCCTGATCGTGCTGGCCAAATGTACGCTAATATTCTCATGGGCAACGAAGATACCGCTGATATGGGCATGCAATCTGTTATGGGCCAGATGCAGGCAAAGCAGAACATGGCGAATGAATTGGATATGTACCGTCAGAAATTCCCGATGGAATTGGAATTGGCGCGTCAGAAAGCACAAATTAACGCACAATATGCGAAGCCTGCTGCCCTGCCGTCTGCTTTGCAAGTAACAAATGCATATTTAGAGGCGGTCCAATCAGGTGATATGGATAGAGCAAACGCCATTCGTGAGTTTGCAAAAACACAGGAAAAAGGCACCTATACTAATGATGCCGGAGTTCTGGCCCCGTTACCGGGCGCGGTTGAAAGCAAACTTCAATTTGAAGCTGCTGGTAAGCCAATGCCTGCCACGATTGTTCAGGCTCAAGATGAATTGATTGATAAAGTCAATATATCTCAAGGCATCGCTAAAAAGATGGACACATTCACAAGTCAGATTGATAACGGTCAGCTTGATCTTGGGTTAATGGCTAACCTTGAAAATAAAGCCAGAAATAATGTGTCTATGAGTACTGAAGAAAGCCGTAACCTTGCTAGCTTCCAAGCTGCTCTGGAAAATCTGCGTAATGAAAGCCTGCGTCTTAATACTGGCGTTCAAACAGACGGCGATGCACAAAGGGCGTGGAGTGAACTTGTTGCAAACCTGAACGATCCGGGTGTTGTTCGCCAACGCCTGCAAGATATTAAAGCCATTAACGAACGCGGCGCAGCACTACAGCAGCAGCGGCTTGCTGTTATGCGGTCTGAATATGGACGCGGCCCTATCCAGCCCAATCTAGGCAATCCTAACGCTACGATTAACCCGGCAATTAATACGCCTGTTGATCAGATACAGCCTGTTTTGTCTGCTCCAGAGGGGAGACTTACCCCTGAAGAACAACAAGAGCTAGAAGCCCTAAAGAAAAGGTTCGGACGATGAATGATCGTGAAGAACTTATGGCGCTAAGACGCTTGGCAGAACTTGAGGCCAAGGCGGGGCAATCGTCACAACCTGAAGCGCAACAACAGACTGCGCCTAAAAATGTCCCCGGTGCTGGTGTTGTTATGGGTGCTGCTGATCCTGTTTATGGCATAGGGCAAATGGTCCCCCGTGGTCTATCCGCCCTTACGTCTTTAGGTGGATTAGCGCCTAATCCCGTAAGTCGTGCATATGATCGATCTGCCGGGATGATTGATACAGCAGTGCAGGAAAGAGAAAAACAATATCAGGCCGGACGCGATAGCGAAAGCTTCGATTGGGGAAGGCTCACTGGAAACGTATTAAGCCCGGTCAATCTAATTGGTGCTGGCGCGGCAAGATCAGCAGCGGCGGCCCCGACACTGGCAACAAAGGCCGCAGCAGGGGCTGGCGTGGGCGCTGGGTATGCGTCTATGGCTCCAGTTACAAGCGAAGGCGATTTTCTTTCACAAAAGGCAAATCAGATGGCGTGGGGCGCAGGAGGTGGTTTAGCCGCTCCAATTATAGGGTCTGCAATTGGACGAGTGTTTAACCCGAATACTGATGATGCGGTACGTGGTCTTTTGAAAGAGGGTGTAAAACTAACACCCGGAGAAATAACTGGCGGCATGTTAAAGCGCGGCGAAGACGTTCTTTCTAGTGTTCCAATCGCCGGAAGTGTTGTTAAGGGCGCTCAGCGTCGAAGCATTGAAAGCCTGAATAAAGCAGCTTACAACCGCGTTCTTGCACCAATTGGTCAAAAGCTTCCTAATAATGTGGAATTAGGCCGAGATGCCGTTTCATACGTAGAGCGTGAACTCGGGAAAAGATACGACGATCTTCTGCCTAAACTGACGGGTCAGATTGATAATGTTTTTCAGCAAGACATGTCTAATGTTTATAAAATGGTTCAGATTGACGACATAATGAACCCCCCGGAGAAAGCCAAATTTAACAGTATTATTAAAAACTCTATTATGTCTAGGATGTCTGGAAACGGGACCATGACCGGGCAGGCGATAAAAGACATTGAAAGCGAATTGGGGGAGAAAGCGGCTGTTTTTGGAAAAGGCTCTATTCAGGAACAACAACTAGCAGACGCCCTGAGAGAGACACAAAACGTATTAAGGGGGCTAGTCCAAAGATCAAACCCGCAATATGCTGATGAATTAAAGGCGATTAACACTGGATGGGCAAACTTTAAGCGTGTACAGAATGCTGTCGGGTCATTAGGTGCCAATGAGGGGATATTCTCACCCCCACAACTTCAATCAGCAGTAAAGGCCCTTGATAAATCAAAAGACAAGGCGGCATTCGCCAGAGGATCTGCTCTTATGCAAGACCTAAGCGATCCCGCTAAAGCAAGAATGGCTCAGTCTGTGCCAAATTCTGGGAGTGTTGATAGGCTTTTAGGAACAGCCTTGCCTTATGGCCTTGCTTCTGGCGCGGCTATTTCTCCTGCGGCCATCCCAATGGGTATAGCTGCAATGGGATATGTCCCTGGTGGCAGGCGTATAGCACAGGCAATTTTAGCAGACAGGCCGCAGGCAGTAAGACAATTAGGTTCTGCTGCGTCTAAATACGCGCCCTATCTTTCGGCTCCAATCGCTGCGCCACTTGCTCGCGAGAAAGGGAAATAGGAAGCCCCAAATGAGAATGCTTAAAAAAGCACCCAACGCAATTCTTAATGTATCGTTATCCATGCCTGAATATGGCATAAAATGGGAAAGGAAACAATCTTGAGCTTCAATGGTTCCGGGACGTTTGTTCGTCTTTATAACTGGGTTAACGACGCAGCAGCTAACATTAAAATCCGCGCTGACCGCATGGATGCTGAAATGAACGGCATGGCCACTGGACTGTCAACCTGTATCACAAAAGACGGTCAAACCACGGTTACTGCAAATTTACCCATGGCGACATATCGGCATACAGGCGTAGGAGCTGCGGTCAATCGTACCGATTACGCAAGAGCCGGAGAGGTGCAAGACGGATCATTTAACTGGGTAGACGGCGGCGGGACCGCTGATGCGATTACAGCCTCTTATAGCATTCCTTTAACCGCCTTAGTTGACGGTCAATTGTGTTTTGTTCGCGCTACGGCGGCAAATGCCACGACAACCCCTACGTTCAGCCCCTCTGGACTGACGGCCCGGACGATTGTTAAAAACGGCAATCAGGCCCTTGCGGCCGGAGATATCGCTGGTGATGGTCACGAATTGATTTTGCGTTATCGTTTATCAGATACAAAATGGGAACTTCTTAATCCTGCCGTTACGGGTGTTCCTACACTAACAGGAAACAACACGCTTTCAGGAAACAATACCTTTACGGGCAAGATATTAACACCTGATGATGGCGAACTGACAATTTCGTCTGGTGCCGTGACTGTTACGGGCGTTTTCCACACCCTAGACACCGAAAGCAATGCCGCCAGCGATGATCTTGACACGATCAATGGCGGTTCAGATGGTCAATTGTTGATTATCAGAACCGAAGACATCACCCGTGACGTTGTTTTGACGCAATCGGGAAACATCGTGTTGCCGTTCGGCGTTAGCGTTACTCTAGGCACGACAAGTCAGAGCGCTGCCCTTATTTATGACGGGGCTTTGTCAAAATGGATTGTTATTGCCGTTTCTTCGGGATACGCAACGGCTGCACAAGGGGCGCTGGCGGATACCGCAATACAGCCATCGACAAAACTTACCCTTGGGACCATGCAGGCCAGTACATCGGGAACCAGCATTGATTTCACCAGTATTCCTTCCGGAACAAAGAGGGTAACGATTAATTTTGCAAGCTGCTCTACGAGCGGTACATCAAACCCGCAAGTCCAAATAGGTGACAGTGGGGGGATTGAGACATCTGGATATCTTGCTTGTGCCTCGTTTATCTCTGGTTCTTCTCCGGGGTCAAATACATTTACATCTGGCTTTGGTTGGAACGCAAACTCTGCGGCCTATATATGGCATGGATCAATCGTACTCACACTTATGGATGCATCAACAAATCTATGGGCTATGCAAGGAATGATCGCCACAACCGACAGCGCCCGCGTGTTTCACATCGGCGGATCGAAGGCGCTTTCTGCAACGCTTGATAGGGTTAGAATTACGACTGTAGGCGGTACAGATACATTCGATGGCGGCAATATCAATATAGTCTATGAATAAAAATATGATATATTGATCTAACAGGGGTAGCGTATGACTAGTCAGAATGACATATATGAAAAATTAGGTCATATATTGGCATCACAGAACGCCATGCGTGAGGATATTGCCGAGCTTAAAACGGATATCTCTCAGTCAATCAAACCCGCCATTGAATCCTACCGCAAAGATCGTAACATCTTGATTGGTGCCGCCCTGACAGTTAGCGCGATATTCGGCTCCATTTTCGGCGGCATCGTAAAGGCGATTGCAAAAACATTCGGGAGTTAGCATGGCAGACATAAAGGTCATAAAAACAGTGCCTTTTCTATCCTGCCCCGATATCGTCGATTTTGCCCGATCCATTCTTGAGCTTGTCCAAAACCATAACGTTACGTCAATAGGAATATGCGCCTGCCTGACAGAAGGCGAGAAGCCGTTTATCTATCACCAGCACATATCCACGGATGAAGACGATCAGGACGATTTTGAGGTTGCGGCGTTAGAATTGCGGCATTCTATCATAGACGCTCTGGACGATTGGCAAGCCGATCTGTATGATGATGATTAGAGGACAGCAATGGACTGGGATAAATACGCGCCTTATTTCAGCAAGAAAGAATTTGACTGTAAACACACAGGCAAAAACCTCATGCGTCCGGAATTTGTAGACATTCTTCTGCAAATCCGTAAAACGTATAACAAGCCGATGATTATTACGTCCGGCT